ACAGTACCAACTTCTTGAGTTACATTAACACAAAATGTAAATGGAGTGTTTGGTTGTAATTGAATATCTCTACTAGTTCCACATAAATCACATTCACCAACAAAAGGTAATCGATTGCTATTGGAAGATAGTACATATTCGTTCATGTAAGGATCAAAACCACCTACTTTTTGCTGATCAAAAGTGCTATGAAACAAATCTCTAAAATAAGATCTCATGCCCGCTTCAGAGATAACGGTAAGAGATTCATTATTATATGCCCCACCTTTTAGTTGAATTACTGCGCCTCTTTGCTCATCAGTAAAAAACTTATCAGCACCAAACTCTGCGTAGCTTTCTGGATTTCTACTAATACCAAACTCTTCAAGCCTTGCTATTTGTTGTCCTAAAACTTCTGGGACCGATGTCAAAGCGCCACCACCACCAGCATCAGATAATAAATCTTTACCAGCTAAAACATAAGATATTCTATCTTCTTGTAATACCAATATGTCTGTTTGTCTGGCTACAGTTTTTTGTATGGATGCAAAAGACTCCTCTAAGTTTTTAAAGTTTAATAATCCTAAATTAAACTCATTAAGTTTATTTACATTACTTTCATTGTTAAAAACTCCGCTATATGTCAAATCAGCAAATCTATGTACTTCTTTGTATTCTTGAGCCGCAGTGGTTGTTACTCTGTTTCCATATGTAAAGGCTTCACCTTTTAAAGAATCTCTTATACGATAACTTTCAACTCCATTACCAAACGTAAAGCAGTCAAAAAAACCAGTGTCTATAATAGCTGGGGTAGCTGTTTGTATGTTTTGGTTTTGTACGTTTCCAAAATGCTCACCCACATTACTAATTTTAAAAGACAAATCATTCTCAAACCATATGTCAGGTGACGCATCTGAAGGTTCTGTTTCAAAAACTACAACACCTGCTTGATTAGCTCTCTCTACTGTTATTTCTATTTCAACATTAGATGCGTGACCCCCGATACCAGCAAAACTTTTACAGCTTAATGTGCCAGTAGCTACAAACCATAATGAATTATCTCCACCAGCTGCGGGGTCACTTCTATAAAACTGATAATAGTTTGTGCCTTGAGCGACTGGTATGGTTGAAGTAGATGTATTGCCAGGGCTTAAAATCCCTGCGTTGCCATCATTTATAGTTTTTTCTGGTTCTGTAGCTGCGCCTGTAAGTAAAGCTGTATTGTACACATTTCCTATGGTTCCTCCGCCCCCTACTTCCGTTTGACTTTCTGCTATTAATTTATTTGCGATATTGTCTCCGTTAAACCACTGATAAAAATTATCATAATTAGCTTGCGATACTAGTTCAGGTGATTCATATAAGTTTCTTCTAAATTCACAACCCTTACCACCTTTACGATTACCTCCCTCTCGGTTTTGATAAACTCTAATAGTTATAACACTGTTTACAGGTATGGTGTAATCAAAATACTTATACTGAGTAGGCACGGCGCTTGCATAATCAGGGTTAGGGTTTTTTATATTAACTCTAGCTCTACCTATTGGATAACCTCTCGATTTATTTAATGCTGGAAAAGTTGTTCTTTGAGGTGGGTAATAAACAACATTTCCACCTACAGTTTGTTCTTGTGAAATATTAAATCCTGATGGCACTATTTCTGCGTAAGCTCCCGCAGGTATAGGAATATAATATCCAACCTCAAAAGGATCCTGTGGTGGTTCAGTTGAATACGTTGTAGTATCGTTAGGGTTTCTAATTTTTAAAAAGTTAGATGGCTTAGTACTTTTATCTGTTATTGTAGCAATAACACATTGCTCTACTGCGCCCCCACTATCTCTTTTTACAACAAGCCTAGTACCAGATTCTACCTTTGCTGCGTTTTCACCTTCTAACAAAAAGAATACGCTATTGCTGTCAGGATCCTCAAAATATTTTTCAGAATATATAGTTTCATATGTGCCTTTATCTGGCTTTATACAAAACTTATAAAACCTTGCCCAAGATGGCGCTCTTTGTCCAAAAGGTATAGTAACTTGAATTGCATTTTGATTTCTTGATGCTCGACATGGTACATATACAGTGTTATTTGTGCTTGTCAAGGCAGTCGATGATCTTAAAAACTCATCCATGTAAACAATACCTATTTCATATCCTCTATTACTGTGTAAACTTTTAGGTGTGCTCGTAGAATTATAAGTAGCGGATGAAGAAACAATTTTGTAATATTCATAAAATCCTGCCGCAGGACTTGCAGGATCTGTAACATACCTCATCGCCGGTAATTGTAAATTAATACTTGTAGACCCTGGTGTATTGTTTAGTATGGCAATAGGCTCACCACCGGCTGGTGTGCTTGATGTAATACCACTAGCATATTTGCTTATTGTACCAGTGCTCGTTGTTTGATTTGTAGGTATTAAACAATTAACATTATCAGTCAAAGTAAATCCAGTGCATGAATTTGCTCCCGCTGCATCATAAACTGGTTTTATATTGGTAGAAGTTCCAATAGCTTCTTGAAAGTCAGTATCTGATACTAAATCAAATACTGAGGTATAATCACGAGGTAAGTTATACGCAAATTGTATGGTTATGTTATCTGTAGTTGTTGTGGGCTGTGAAGCTGTTGGGTCATATTTAGAGTGCTCAAAAACAAACTCTATATTGATAGAAGCACCAGCCACTAGTTGAGTAAAAACATTCAGGTTGCCTAGTTGAACATTTAAAACAGAATCAGCAATAGTTTGTGAACTGCCATAAGTATAAGTGCCCGATGAAGTAGATGTAGTCAATTCGGTTACAACCACTTCTTTTTCTATAAGCTCCGCTCTATATTGTTGCTGAACAGGATTTGTATATAAATCCACCAAATCATAACCTTCAAAATAATTACCATATATTAAACGATTACCCATAATGGTTTGAGCTACAGCTCTAAGAGGCACGTTATCAAACAGTCTTAAAAGTTCAGACTCTGGTAAAACTGTAAATATTTTACTGTTGTTAAATGCAAAGCTATAATCAGTATTATCAGCATATCCTAATAAACCCTTGTCAAGTTTTTCTACTATTTTTATTACATTGCTAAGGCTCTCTTTGTATAATATCTCTACAGCTTTAACTAACTTGCTTCCACTATTAAATACTATATCTATACCAGATATGGTGTTAATCATACCCTCGTTAGTGTTTGTGCCAAAATCATAAAAATACATTCCAGGATCAAAAGCTATTTCAGACCATTGAGATGTAGCAGAAAACTCTCCGTTACTATATTGATAACGATAAGCAAAACATATAAAACGATTTGTTAGAAAATCGTCACCCAAAGCAGTGCTTTGAAATTTAAGGGTAAGTTTTGGTGACTCAACTGGAGGCTTTTTAATTACCATTAACTGCTCTGCAGTTATTAAATCTTGATTAAATTCTGGATTAGGGTAATTCTCAAGAACATTTATAAACCTAGGAGGGTTGACATTGTCTGTAAAGAATAAAAGGTTTTCAATTTTATTAACACCAGTTATTAGATTTTTAGAATTAAAGTTTAAAGTTGTATTAACTCCGGACCCATCATCTATACTTACTACGTGATATGCTAAATTGTTAGTATTAGGATTTAAAGATACTATTAAGTCTAATTTTTTTGTTAAGCCTTTTGAAAAATTAGGGTCATGAACAAACCAATATATACGGTTTTCTTGCCCATCTTCAAATGTTCCTATACAAACAGCATCGGCACTAAGAAACGTAGCAGTCTCTCCGCTTCCAGTTTCTTCATATTGCAAAAAAGTTAGCTGAGTGTTTCCTTTTGAATTTTCTACTGCACCTATTTCCGAGTCTTCTGTAGATCCCAAACGAACATTTAGGGCATCGATGTATTCTCCATTCGGTACGAGTCTCTCATCTAGAGACTTGTTCATTCTTCCAGCTACAAAATTTCTTTGTGTATTAGGCATACTATTTTATCCACTTGTTTTCACCACGGATATTCATTAATAGTCTACCAGGGTGAATATTACTCATTCTAATTTTTGCGTTTCTTAATAATGCTGATTTATCTTTTCTTGCTCTATTAACTATATATTCTTGAACCCCAAATTTGTTATTTAACAATTCATATTTAATGGCAGCATAAATGTATTGTTCGAATAATTTATTTACACTTACCTTTGCATCGTTTCCTTCCTCCATACCATCGCTTATATACTCTAATACACATTGCTCGCCAGCCATTGTTGAATCAAAGTTTATAACACCAGCTTTTTTATCTATACGAAAAGTAGGATTAAAATTAGCAGTTTCTGTATTTAAACCATACCTAGCCCCTATGTTGTAATCTTTTAAATCGTAGGGATCCAAAGCGCTAGGATCGTTTATAGTTCTATTATCGTTATTTTGATTTAAATATATACTCTCTTGCTGTCCAGATATACGTTGTTCGTCTAGTTTTGACTGAGCTGTAACAACTGAACCGTCTGCATTAAAACTTAATGTGCCGGTAGAACTTTGTAAATATGCTTGTGCAGAATTTACTTGTATGTTTTCTGTAAGTGGTCTAAGGTAACCATCTTTATACAAAGATATTCTTACCCAATTGACATAATCTGATGGAAGTGTAAATATTAAATCATCAAATACCTTTAATTCTAATGCTTTTATTTCTTTAAATGCATCGTAGTTTAGTTCTTGTATAGATCTCTTAGCATGAAATAAAATCTTAAATCTGTTAACATTATTTACTAACGCATGATTTCCATTATACATTAGTAAAAAATTTGTAACAATATCTTTTAATGAAATATACTGGTATGAACCCCAGTTCTCATTACTTGGCGTGCCACCAGCATTTGCGTAATATTCATATTGTGATAAGTATGCCATTAGTTTTCAGTTTGTTCTTCTATTTGTTCTTGTTCTGCTCCAAATTGTGCGGCTTGTATTTCTCGTATAGACATTCCTGCATACTGCAGTATCTTAAATACAAGAGAAGTCTCGTCATCTGGAGATAATTCAAAATCTTGAAAGTCTGCCGCACTTTGATTAAAAGCTGGTGAACCATCACTTACATTAATATATGTCCAATTTGGTGCTTTTGGATATCTAATATACTGTGCTTGGATATCGTTTGCTCCATTAAACTGTGCAGGAAATACCGTCATAACATTTGCTTGCAAACTATATGCTGGAAACCCTAACGAAGGACTTGTTAAATGCGAATTAGTTAATAAAGTTATTTGACTATTAGATACCTTTTCAGCTTCTCCTTGAAAAACTCCCCCACTAAAGCACAAAACTTTATTTATTAAATAGTAATCATCTCCAGTAGTGCTTAATGAAGGTAAAAAGTATTGGTTTAAACTACTCTGTGTAAGAGTCTTTGTTTCGGAAAATAAATCAATAACCTCTTCATAACCTTTTCTTATATCTGCGTATCCAGTGCCAACAAGCCTAGCATTTTCTTGATTTATAAGTTGATTGTATTGATAAAAATAATCATCAAAAATATCTAGTTGCGCTTGTTTTGCAAATAAATTAAAATCTGATGGCGATATATAACCGTAATTGTTTTTGTTTAATATCGCAAGTACAGTATTTCTGACGGAATTTATCATTACAAATATTTTATCAAAGATAAGTAAAAAAAAAAGACACCCTAAAAAAGGGTGCCTATCAAACCTTTTGAAATAAATGAAAAAAGTATGTTATGAGATACTAAGTTACAAATTTTCTGATAATTTTTTTAAATGCTTTAAAAGATCAACACCTTCGTCAGATTGAAAAAATGATACAGCCATATGCAAAGGATCCTCACCAAAAGGAATGTTAGTCATTTTCTTTTTATTGGACGGTGTATTGAACCATATCTCTTTCTCATTATTTCTTAGATTTAAAAAACCGTTATCAAAAAAACCTTGTACGGTCGCATTTAGTTGTAACATTGGGTCTTTTAATATTAGTAAAAAGTCTTTTGGATTGTT